GATCTATACGATCGGATGAAAGCAGCAGCCAACCGTTAGTATTTGAGTGTCTGCTCGTGATGGCTGCGCCACATAGAGCCTAGGGCTGCGCCCACATCCGTAAACCCTTTTTGAGGATTAGTCATGGCGACCCTTCGCTCTGACATCATCATCCCCGAGGTATTTACTCCTTACGTCATTGAGCAAACCACTCAGCGCGATGCCTTCCTGGCTAGCGGTGTGGTGCAGCCCATGGCGGAGCTAAATGCCACCGAGGGCGGTGATTTCATCAACGTTCCCTTCTGGAAGGCAAACCTTTCCGGTGATTTCGAGGTTCTGACTGATAGCAGCAGCCTCACTCCTGGCAAAATCACTGCTGACAAGCAAGTCGGCGTGATCCTGCACCGTGGCCGCGCCTTCGAGGCTCGTGATCTGGCTGCCCTTGCTGCCGGTTCTGACCCCATGGCCGCTATCGGCGCCAAGATCGCTGATTACATCGCTAACCAACGCCAAAAGGATCTGCTGTCCGCCCTTGCTGGCGTGTTCGGCAGCCTTGGTTCCACCTCTAGCTCGGCTGCATTCTTCCCGCTGACCATCGACGGCGAATCGGGCGATACCCCGACTGTGCTGTCCCCGCGTCACGTGGCAGAAGCCAAGTCGCTGCTGGGCGACCAAGGCGACAAGCTGACCGCTATCGCCATGCACTCCAAGGTCTACTACGACCTGGTTGAGCGCAAGGCTATCGACTATGTGTCGACTGCCGAAGCTCGCGGCACCTCTACCACTCAATCCGGCGGCTCGATGGTTGCTGCTTACGGCGGCAGCATTGAAGTTCCCACGTATTGTGGTCTTCGTGTGATCGTGTCTGATGATGTTCAGACCGATGGCAGCGGTTCCACCACTGAGTACGCCACCTATTTCTTCACCCAAGGCGCTATCGCCAGCGGTGAGCAAATGGCAATGCAGACTGAAACCGACCGCGACATCCTCGCCAAGAGCGATGCCATGTCGATCGACCTGCACTACGTGTACCACCCAGTTGGCGCTAAGTGGGCGGTGACTACCGTCAACCCTACTCGTGCTCAACTGGAGACCGTGGGCAACTGGTCGAAAGTGTACGAAACCAAGAACCTTGGCATCGTGCGCGCGACCAACACCTCTAACTTCGATTGAGGTAACTGACCATGCCTTCCTCTATTTTTGAGCTAACTTCTGACCTTTCGGTTCAGGAGATTGCGATCAGCAAGCGTCCTGTCAAGGCCGCTACTGATGCCGCTACTACGCTGACCGCTGCCGAATGCGTCGACGGCGTGGTGACCATGACCCCTACCGCGGGTCGTGCTCTGACCACTCCTACTGGCGCTGACCTGAAGAGCTACATCGGTGGCCCTTTGGAGATCGGCACCGGCTTTGAGCTGACTGTGGTCAACGTGGCTGCCTCTACTCACGCAATCACCCTGACCGCTGCTGCCTCTGGCATCACTCTGGTCGGCGTGGCTGCTATGGCAACCGTGGCTGCCGCCTCTAGCGCCACCTACGTGTTCGTTTGCACTGCAGTGGGCACTCCTGCTTTCAGCGTTTACCGCAAGGGCTGATTGTGGGACTGTTCGCCTTCAGGCGACGCCAGGAACGTGAGGCTGCTTCTAAAGAGGCAGCCTCTTTTCCTATTGCTGAGCCTGCACTTAAACTTGAAATGACGGAGCCACCGGCTGATGGCAATAACAATCGTGGCCACGCCCGGCGCGGCAAACGCAAACTCTTACCTGACGCTGGCAGCAGCGGAGCTGATCATTGAAGGCTTCGTGCAAGATGATGACGTTGTAGCTTGGGCAGCAGCTACAACGGATCAAAAGAACCGTGCGTTGTTTTCTGCAACGCAACGGATTGACCGTGAGCGCTTTTTAGGTGCTCGCGCTACTGATACGCAGGCACTGCAGTGGCCACGTACTGGTGTGCGCAAGCCTGACACCTACATCAATACGTACGCCGTTGGCTTTCCGTTCCGCATCACGACTGACTACTACACCGACACTGAGATTCCAGATCGCATTAAGTTTGCTCAGTGCGTCCTTGCTATTTACCTGAACAACAACAAGGACGGGATGGCGCTGAGCGGACTGGAAGATTACAAGTCGGTCAGCATCGGCAGTCTTAGCGTTACAACATCGGGCGCAAGCGCAAGCGCTACCGGCGCCGATCGTGTGCCACCGCTTTATGAACGGTATTTGACCGGGCTTAGAATCAGTGGACCAGGTAACTTTTCTATCCGCAGGAGCTGATCGTGGAAGACATTTACAACATTGGCTTTGAGTACATCAGCGACACCGCGGCTCATGTTGGCAGGTTCGGCAAGCTTTACGCATTGGCCGATGCCGTGATTGCATCCGCAGTGATCCAAAACGCCAGTGGCAATGCATTCACATCCGTGCCGCTTGCGGCTGGTGACGAGATCTACGGCGTCTTCACTAGCGTGACGCTGGCATCCGGCAAAGTCGTTGCATACAGGATCTGATCATGAGCGACACGAACTACCTTGGCATTAACTACTCAATAGGTGCAACATTTATTGATGGCACTGATACATTCACTGGCAGGTGGGGCGCCATTCACTTCACAAGCAATACTCATATTGAAGCAATTACAGTTCAGAACTACGATGGCGCGCCATTAGCAGGTAATACTTTTAATGCAGCAACAACCCTCTACGGCGTATTCACAAGCATCAAGCTGCAAAACGGGCACTGCGTTGCCTATAAGCTCTGATGGCACTTGCTACCTCGCTGCGTAAAGTTGCCAGCAAGCTGATGAGCAAGTTTGGCGGCATTGCGACGATCCGCCGTGTTACGCCTGGCGCTTACAACACAACAACGGGCACCGTCAGCGAAACCACCACTGACACTGCAGTGCGTGGCGTGCTTGAAGATGTCAACCTACGCGAGGTCAATGATTTAATCCAGGCAACGGACAAGCGCTTGCTGATTGCCGCTGCAGATATCAGTTCAGCACCGACGACTGCGGATGAAGTGCTGATCGGCGGCATCACATATCAGGTGATTCGCGTGATTACGATTGAGCAAGACAACACGCCGATCACTTACGAATTGATCCTGAGGGCATAATGGCGCGCACAATCCGGGTTGGTGATATTGGTGACTATGCCAACAGCCAGATTGAGAAGCTGTTGCGTGTTGCGGTGTTGGAAACTGACAGCAGACTGAAGCAAGCAAGCCCTGTTGATACCGGACGTTTTCGTGTTAGCTGGCAGGTAGGTGAGAATGCGGCCGGCTCTTATGACGGCGGGCCACAACAGCCGCCTTCAAACATGGATCGATCAAAAACATCCCCGCCAGGCGGATTGATTGTGCCGTTGCAAAGGATGAACTATCAGCAAGAAAAGCTAGGCAACATCTACAGCGTGCACAACAATCTGCCATATGCAGAGCCTCTTGCTAATGGCAGCAGCAAGCAAGCGCCTGCAGGATGGGTGCAAGGCATTGCCAAAGACATCCAAAACTTTGTGCGCGTCAACGCTGACCGCATTGGGAGGGAATCATGAGCAGCACCTATAACGATGTTCGCGCCGCTATTGAAGGGCGCATCAGCACGGAGATGGCGCTATCGCCCGCCTACCCTGTCAGCTATCAAAACGTGCCGTTTACGCCGCCGAACAATACGCCATGGGTGCAAGTATTCATCCGCTTTGGCGACAACAACTATGCCACGCTGCTGCCGACTGGCGGCGTTGGATTCAACCGCCAAACTGGCACGCTAGTGGTCAACGTCTTTACGCCGCAAGGGCAAGGCACTGCCGCAAACTTCACCATTGCAGAGCGCATCAAAGATAAATTTGATCGCGCCAAATTCAGCAGCATTATCTTTGACGCGGCATCAGGGCCAGCTCGGGTAACACCAGCAGCGCCTGAGCCTTACTTTCAAACTCAGCTAACTGCTACGTTTGAAGCGTATCTAGACTGACGGTAGCCAATACCGTTCATAACATGGCTGTCACTGTTTTGTCCGGTACGTCCGGCGCCCTTTACTACAAACCCGCCGGCACTAACGGCAACTTCCCAGAATCTGGCGTTAATGCCAGCACCGACACCATTACCGTTCAGCCATATCTGAATTTCAAGGCTGGCGATCCCGTCAAGTTTCGCATTATCAACAGCCAAACCGGCGGATCCGGCTCTGGCACCCTGCCTGCACCGATTGATGCCGGCACCACCTATTACGTGCTGAGCTACACCGCAGCTACTGGCGCGCTGACCGTCTCCACGGCAGCCGGCGGCACCATTCTCCCCATCACCGACGATGGCACAGCTGTAGCTCCTAACGAGTTCGAGGTGTACTACGCCGATTATGCAGCAGTCGGGCAAGTGCAATCCTGGAGCTTCGAAATTTCACGTGCGGAAATTGATGTTACAGTCATCGGCCAAACCGCTGGGCAGTATGCGCCCTTCCGCGCTTACATCCCTGGCTTCGCTGATGGCAACGGCACTGCCACCATTTACGTCACTAACGAGGACAGCGCCCTTTCTAATCGCATGGTGGAAGATGTGCTGCAGCGCCAGCAAGTTGGCTGCGGCTTCAAGCTGTACACCGACAAGGGCACCACTGAGGCTCTGAGCCGCAGCATCGCCATGGACGCTGTGCTGCTGACTGCCAGCCTGAACATCAATCCTGACGATGCTCAGCAGGTGGAAATCACGTTCCGCCCTGCCGGTGCACCTACTTTTGATTTCAGCACTTCTGCTTGATAGCTGAACGGCCCCGGCGTATGCTGGGGCCACCCACATTTATTGCATGGCATCATCTGCACTGGCACGGCTCAAAAAAGCTGCCAATCTTCAGCCGATCAAGCGCGTCGTAACACTCAACGATGGATCTATGTTTGAGTTTTACGCCACAGCGCTGACCATGGCAGAACGCGAGCGTGCACAGAAAATGCCCGGTGGTGATGATCCCAATGGCTTTGCGCTGAATCTGCTGGTGACAAAAGCAAGCGATGATGCCGGTCAGCGGTTGTTTCAGGCTGGTGAGATTGCCGAGCTGAAGAATGAGGTGCTTGATAGTGACTTGCAGGCTATGATGCTTGCCATTATCACCAACCCAGAGGAAGGCAAAGAACTGGACATGAAAAGCAGTAAAGGCTGAGCTAAAGAAAGACAATCTGCTACTGCTGCAGCTTGGGGTTGCCAAAGAACTTGGATATAGCTTGGCGCGGCTGAATCAAGAAGTAACGCTAGAAGAGCTACTGATTTGGTCTAGTTATTTTGAACTTCAAAACGAAGAGCAAGATCGTAGACTGAGGCAAAGCCGTAGGTAAGTCGTGTCGGTTGTCGCCAACGTTGCCATTAACGTCGACAGCCGCAATGCGGTTAGCAAGCTGCGCGAGGTTCAGTCGCAGTCGCAGGCGACCGAGCGTGCTATTGGCGGACTTGGCGGCGCAATAGGAAAGCTTGCGGCCGCGTTTTCTCTTATTCAAGCCGCCAAGTTTGTTTTTGTTAGCACGGCTGAAATTGAAACCCAGACGCGAAGCCTGCAGGTTCTCACAGGTAGCGCAGAAAAGGCCGGGCAGATCATCAAAGATCTGCAGCAGCTTGGTGCAACAACGCCATTTACCAGCACGGAGCTGATTGATTCAGCTAAACGTTTGCAGGCGTTTGGAGTTGAGACCAATAAGGTCGTTGAAACAACTCGGCGTCTTGCTGATGTAAGTGGCGCTACTGGCGCTGAGCTGCAAGGACTGGTTACTGCTTACGGCCAAGTCCAGGCCAAGGGCAGGCTGCAGGGTGAAGAGCTGCTGCAATTCCAAGAGCGTGGCGTTGCGTTGCAGCAAGTGCTGCGCGAAGAATACAAACTCAGCGGTGAGGAATTTCAAGATGCACTTGAAGATGGGCGAATTAGCGCACAAGCTGTTGAGTATGCCATACAAAAGCTTACCGCTGCTGGTGGCAAATACGCTGATGGTGCTGTTGCTCAAAGTGACACATTAGCTGGGCGATTGAGCACCTTGCAAGATGCGGTGCAAAACCTTGCATCACGCTTAGGGTCAATTCTTGCCCCTGCAATGCAAAGCATTCTGGGACTTGCGATTGATATTGCCAATCAAGTTAATAATGTTTTTGAGACGATTCTGCTACAGCGCCAGCTAGGCGCAAATCTTTCCAATCAACAACGTGATCGTTTATTTAGACAAGCAGGGCAAGAAGCGGAGCAAATCGCCAAGATGCGTGGCGGTGGTCGCATCAATGCAGATCAATTTACGCAGCTCCGAGAAGAACGATTCCGCGACCTGATGCGGAGCTATGGTTATCAGCAAGGCATCTTAAAACCGCCCACTGCTGCACCACCAGCGGCTGCCGCAACCCTGCCAGGACTGATGGCTGCAACTGGAGGCAAAAGCCGTAAAGGCAAATCAGACGCAGAAAAAACAGCAGAAAAAGCAGCGCGTGAAGCGGAAAAATTACAACAAGAGCTTGAGCGCTCATTAGAAGTCGGCGATCAACTTGGCGTTCAGTTTGGCAGACAAGTTGCATTGCTATTTGAGGGCAACGAACTAGAGCAAAATCGTCTACAAATTCAGTTTGACTACGAAGATCGCGCTAAGCAAATTGCAGAACTCAAGAATGCTGAGCAACGGGAAAACCTCACAGCATTAAACACTGAAATTCAACGGCTTGAACTGATTAATCTGCAGACTGAAGCTCTCAAGAAACAAGCGGAAGAGGCGCAAAAGTTATTTGACCAGGCCCTTGAATCCACTTTTTTTGGTGTTTCTGGTGGCGGGCCAATTACTGGAATGGTCGCCGAAATGCAAAAATCGTTTGATGATTTTATTTCGCCCCTTAATCAAGTCAAGACAGCAGCAGAAGCTATCGGCGGCGCTTTTTCGGAAAGCTTTAAGGACATCATCACTGGCGCAAAAAGCGCTCAGCAGGCTATTTCCGATTTCTTTGGAAAGATTGGCGAAGCTTTGATTGACTATGCAACACAAGCAATCGCTCAATACATTGCAATCGGCATTGCACGCATGTTTGCTGGACTTGATCCGCTAGCTAACGCAAACAAAAATCTTTCGGGCACGGGCGCATTGTCAACCGGCAAGCTATTTCCCACTGGAGCGTTTGCGGAAGGCGGTTTTGTCACCGGACCTACTCGCGCACTCATCGGCGAAGGTGGCGAACCGGAATACGTCATCCCCGCTAGCAAGATGCGTTCCGCTATGGGCCGCTACTCAGCCGGCGCCCGTGGTTCTAGCGTCATCCCCGCCGGTAGTGAAGGTGGCCAAACGGGTGGCACTGCCACAATGGCACCAGCCAGTATCGACGTTCGCTACACCGTGGAACGCATCAACTCGGTGGATTACGTCACCGCCGATCAGTTCCAGCAAGGTATGCAACAGGCTGCCGCCCAAGGTGCAGCCCGTGGAGAACAGGCCACTCTTCGTCGACTGCAAGGCAGCCCATCCACTCGCAGGAAGCTCGGACTATGACCCAGATCGCCCTCGGTAACTTTCTGACCTTTCAGCGGCAAGGCGTCGTCTCCCATCGCTTCCAGAACTTTTTTATCGGAGAAACGATCACTTACGAGGGCGCCCAATTCGGCTTCCTCCCCTTCGGCTTTTCTGGCGTTACCATCAACAAAACCGGCGACAACACCACATCAAGCCTGATCCTGCCCAACAATTCCCTCTCACAGAGCTGGGCGATTGAGGCAACGAATCAACGATGGCTCACTCGTGTCCAGGTCTTACTTCTAAACCCGGACAACCGCACGGACTTCACGCAGGTCCATCAATATTGGGGGCGGGCGGTCACCTCGAAGTGGGACGAAACAACCATTACTCTTACACTCGGCAACATCCTCGACTCCGTCGGTTTAGACGTTCCGGTGCGCCGCTTGACTCAGAATTTGATTGGAGCCATTCCAGTAACAAGCAGTGTGCGATTGCAGTGACCTGATCGGCACACCCTACGAACTCGGTGCAGATGGCAGCGACGGTCCCATAGACTGCATCCACCTTGTTTACACAGTGCTGGATCGGCTTGGCATCCAGACGCCGACGTTTTCCCCGGACTGGTACGCAGCACCGCGCATACGCATCTGCCGAGACTTACTGCGTTGGGGTAGGCGTGTAGGACGCCCTCGGTATGATGGGGATGTGCTGTTGCTCAAACAGGCAGTAACCACATTTGCCGTCACATGGGAAAGAGGGATCCTCTACATCTGCCCGGTGACGTTAAAGGTCAACTGGTGCCCTATTACAGCACTAAGCAGCTACCACTGCTTCCGTTCGAGAAGCAGCTGATCGAGACCCTCGGCTGCACCGAGGACGAGTACAGAAAGTTTGCGTTAGAGGCGATCTTTCGCGGGCGCGTTCGCCCAGCCGAGTACGAGTTAATCCCGGATATTCAAAACGGTCCAGCACTAGTTCCGGCTTTAATCAGTCTTGCCATTGGATTGGCAACAACAGCAGTTGGATATCTTTTAGCACCTAAACCAAATGCGGCTGCTACAGAGCAGGTTCGTCAGCGTCAACTCGGCAGCCGTCAGCAAGGCAACCGTTTTGCAGCGACTTTTGGCTTCGACTCCCAAGCTGAACTAGCCGATTACAACGACCCGATCCCCGTTGTCTTCGGTCGCTACACCGGTACCAGCGGCGGCATCCTCGTGGCACCGTCGCTGGTGTGGTCCCGGATGTTCAGCTACGGGAACCAGCAAGCCGTCAAACTTCTGTTTGTTGTCGGGGAGCAAGGACGCGATGGCGGTCAGGTTCCCCAAGGTATCGCTCCACCCAATCTGAGCGGCATCTTTCTTGGCAACGGCGCCCTCAATTCCGTATTTGCCGCCAACTACGCGATCTACTGGAAACGCAATACCACTAGCTCCGGCTACTCTCGTGTCCTAGCCAGCAACCTTATCTATGGCACACGCGGTACAGCTGCGTCCGGTGACCCTGAAACCTTTGATGATATTTTTACCTGCCCTACCGCATACAGCGATAACGACTATGGGTTTAGCTCATCCCACTCGTTGACCAATAACGCGGAATTCGGTTGCTACTCAGCCATTCCGAACGGCACTGCGTACCGGGTCAACTGGCGCGTCATAACGATTCCAGAACTAGATGGGCAAGAGGATGATCCCGGCAACAACCTGATCTTTGAGCGTATCAAGATTGCGGGTAACGGCGGACGCGCTGATGAAACCAGCAAGACCGGTGTACGCGAACTCGGCCAAGGCGGGGAAGGGCGTAACTACAGCCGCCGCATGGGTGTGATCAGCCTTAACAATGTTCCAGTTAGCGGAAACGGCACCGAAGAACGCAACGTAAGCGTTGGCGATACGATCGAGTTCATGATCAGCAACGAGAAAATACCTAATACTTTTTACAGCGAGGGCAAGGTCAAAGTCGACGACATCAACAGCGAAATCAAAGAGCAGTGCATTGCCGCTGATGACGCAATGCAGGTCGGCGAACTGTTCATGATTGGTCGCTCAGTCTGGCAAGTAACTGCCCGCAAGCTGCCAATGTGGCGCAGAAAGAGCGATGAGCAGCAAATCATCACCCTCAAGTGCCTAGAGATACCTGAAGTCAACAGCAGAATTGGGCTTGTATCAAGAACAATTCTCACCTCCCACGTTCTTGGCGACGTTATTTCAGACAACAAGCACGTCGGCATTGCTTTTTACCCGCTGATGCGCTTTGCAACGGCAGTGGTAAGCAATACCCGTGCCTGTGAAGTAACTGAGATCGGACTCCGCAGCAATGTTTTTCAACGACTGAACGGCCTGTGCAACTTTCAGTCGCTTCCTACTCCCACGGAACTCATTGCCGCTGAAAAGAACAAGGTCAACATCACATCTGGAACACAAAATATCTATATCACTCGCGCATCAGTATTCACCGTTCAGCTACGTCCTGCTGGTCTTGATGCAAACGGCCAGCCCTTCAAATGGGCACCGCTTGGGATGCGTTTTGCCGTCATCAACTCCAGGCCGGTTGATATATACAGTTTCCTTCGTTTCAAGCACCCGCAAAAAGGTCGCTACGAGTTCCGGCTGGTTCCTAAAAACGGAGCTGACCTCCGCTTAACTCCTGACTCCGCTGTGATTTGGCAGCTCAGCACAAAAGGTAGCGGCAACGAACTGCTCGCAACAAACGTTCCAACGGACTACGGATTATTTGAAGTCCGGTCCACAGGAGAAGTAGTCACCAAGTTTGACATCACATCAAACAACGAGCTTGCAGCTCGCCCTCGTTTCCAAAACGCCGCAAAGACTGAACCACTTCCATCTCAGGTTGGCATCTATTCGTACCTACCCGACGTAAACAACGACGACGGTCGAGCCACTGCGATTGAGTACCTAAATGTTTATTCTGATCCGACAGGTTTTACTGAGGGTCGTTCTCATGCGTTCGCTTTTGAACTGTTCGGCGGCGCTGGTGCATCTACAGTTCCTCTCGGCGGATCAATAGAACAGGTTTTCACTGAGTCTCTACCAGGAGGACGTTGGGCGCGTATCCGCTATCGGGCGCTAAAGGCAACATTACCGGCTGGTCACTACAGCGGACGCAACTACACGTGGCAATTCCAAAACTACTGGATCGAAGACAGTTCCCGTAACTTCACCATCGGTACGGAGTTTATTGCACAACGCACTTTATCTAGCGGTAATCCATTCCGCGTCAACCCAAATCAAGGCACAATGGTCAGTGCCGGTTTGGTATTTAAGGTAACCAGTGTAACTGGCTTTAATCCAAATCAAGGCCGCGCTCAAGGATTGTACGAAGAGTTGTTTGGTCCCGCACGCAACTACAGCGTTGGTAGGACAACTTCACTGCAACTAGATCTGACATCTACCGGTGGCAAAAAGATTCGTATGGTATTGGATTCTGTTGTTGAACGCGCCGACGACCACTGGAGCGGCCAAACGAAATTGTGGTCTCATCCAGTAATCAGCGTTGTACGCGACAGCCTGCACACATCAACAACGTGGAACGCTTATGAAACATTCAATATCGAGCGAGTAGTCAGTTACACAAATCCGTTCCAGAGCTACGGCGCTGGCGCTACCTATGTGGGAGCTGTGTTCCAAATACTATCCATTACCGAGCGCGAAGTTACGCCAGCCACGTTTGATGCCGAGCGTATTTTTGAGTATCAAAGCCAGTACGCAGACATCAGCTACTATGGCGATCTAATTGAAAAGTCCAACAACTCCTCGCCCGAGCACGCCGTTACTTACGTCAACGAGATGGTTAGCAACCAGACCATCCCGACTTACGAGAACATGACGATCTGTGGCCTAGCTCTTAAAGCTGGCCGCAACTTTTCCTCCTTGGATCAGCTTCGCGTCTGGCTTCCAGAGGGTCTTCATGTGCGTCGATTCCACCCAGACGACAACGGCAGCACCGGACCCTCGAACCTTTTCTGTGATCTGATCTACTACTTCCTGACGAATCAGGTAGGCGGGCTTGGACCATTTTTGGGTATGTCAGGACTCAACGCGCCGCTCATCAATACCGACGACCTTGTTAAAACTGCACGCTTCTTAAAGGCCAACTCGTTGTTCTACGACGGTGTAATCGGCACTTCACGCAATTTCCGCCAATTCGTTTCGGACACCGCTCCGTTCTTCCTGTGCAACTTTGTGATCAGCGACGGACGGTTCAGCTTGGTGCCAGCGCTGCCTACGACCTCAGGCGGCCAGATTAGTACAGGCGCCGTACCGATCAAGCAGCTCTTCACAGCAGGCAACATCCTCGAAGACTCCTTTGAGCTGGAGTATCTCGACGCCGAAGACCGCAAAGACTTCCAAGCGATCATGCGTTACCGCGAACAATCCCGTGATCAGCTTCCCCAAGAGCGTAACCTTGTCATTCGCTGGAATGATTCAAGCGACTTTGCTCCGGTCGAATCGTTTGATCTAACGGAATATTGCACCAGTGAAGCCCACGCAAAACTGGTCGGCAAATTCTTCCTATCAATCCGCCGCCGTATTACCCATACGATCTCTTTTGCCACCTCCCCTTACGGCCTCAACTTGGCACCCGGCGATTACATCAAAGTCGTTACCCAGTCCAGTCCGTACAACCCCGCGAAAAATGGCACCGTTGCCGGCGACGGCGCCATTACCAGTGCCCAGTCGCTGGAAAACGGGCAGTACAGGATTCTGTACTACAAGTCTGACTTTGGCGACGTAACCACAACCACGATGACTGTCACAAGCGGCAAAGTCGCCGAGCAGGCTCTGTGGAACAGCGTCTTTACCGTGCTGGACGAAACCATCTCTCAGAACATCTACACAGTTGAGCAGCTGACGTTTAACGAGGATGGAACAGTCCAGATTTCTGCCTCCGAATTCCCCTGTAACACCGCAGGCGCTAGCCTGATAGCACAGGATGTAGTCCAAGACGCAAACTTTGTTTTTGAGCGGTAATGCCCTTCCCTAACCTCAAACCCACGGCTCGTCAGTTTGATTTTGGCGACTGGCCCTCCAAGACCTACCGCAGCCAAGATGGCAGTGAAGTCCGTATTTTGTACGGAAGCAAGCGTACAAATATGTCGCTGGATCTTTCCTACGACAACATCAGCGATGCCAACGCCGAGCTGTTTTTTGACCACTTTTTAGAGGTAAAAGGTACTTACACGCCTTTCGCTATTGGCACAAACACCCGCGATGGGTGGACTGGAAGTAGCGATACTCTGGGAGCATCGGCTTGGAGCAACCAGTATCGATACGCTGAACCCCCAACAATGACCACCACGGCGCCCGGACGCAGCAGCGTCAAAGTCAAACTGATCGGAGTTCTCTAAAATGTAACCATGGCTAAGACTTACACCGGACGCGATGGACGCCTACTGCTCGACGGCACCGAGCAGATCAAGGTGACCAACTGGACCCTTAGCGGTTCACTGGAAGTCTTGGAGACAACGACGCTTGGCGATTCCCAACGTACCTACACACCTGGGGTACAAGAATTTAATGGCAGTGCCACGCTGCTGTACTACAAGGACGACGCCGGTCGCAACGATGCAGCCACTGCACTGAAAAAAGTTCTAAAGATTGATGGTGTATCCGATGGCAGTACCGTCAAACTACGCCTGCGTCTCGTTGATGGCAGTACGAACAGTGATGTGGAGTTAAATGCATACATAACCAGCGTTAGTTTTGGCGCCAGTGTTGGCGAGGTAACTCGTGCCGACATCTCGTTCCAAGCAACTGGTGCCCTGACAGCCGCAACAATCTGATGGGCCTTTACCTCGGCAACGTAGGCAATATCGAGCTGACCCGCAAATCACTTGAGGGCAGCAAAGATTCCATTGTCAATCCATCAGACGTAAATGTCGGAAGAAACCGTTTTAGTTTTGACTTCGATCCTGGTTTCTTAATCAGTGGTGATCTGGTCGAATTTACAACTACGGATGGTACGCTGTTAGATTTCGTCGCCGCTAGTGGATGGGCTAACAACACCGTCCAAAACAGCGGCAACTGGTACGTGTTTGTTGATGAGCTCGGCGGCATTCGTCTGTACGACACTTTTGACAGCAGCCTCGAAGGAGGAACAGCTGATCTCGTACAACTTGCATCCATCGCACGCAACATTCCAATAAGAGTCAAGATTCGTGATCGTGATTCACGGTTACTAGCTTCTGTAGTCGAATACGAACTAAATACAAACCGTGAAACGGTAGACGTAACAACGCTCAGTGATGAGTACCGCCAGCAATACAGCAGTCTTATCACTGGCAGCGGACGCCTGACAGCTCACTGGGATTACAGCAACATTGGTGACACGGAGCCTGTCCACTATTTAATGCAGTTAGTTCTTCGTACAGAGGTCGGTTCTGCATTCCACGGCAAGTTTTATATCAAGTATCCCAACACAACGCCGCAAGCGGGCCGTTATGTGACTGCGCAAATCAATGATGCCCTGTGGTGGGACTTTGACGCACTGGTAACCGCTAGTGCCGTCAGCTTTACCGCAGACTCACTAATTATTGGCACGATCGATTTTGTGGCGACCGGTCCAATCCGTTTACGCGCTCAAACTCAGCCAAAACGGTTACTTCTGCAGGAAGACACGGGCAAGCTCGAACTGGAGCAAGCTGCTGATTCGTACCTCTTGCTCGAAGAACTAGACTAGACCCAGCAGTAACCGCCACGCGAGCGCAAGGGCATGGCCGACCTACGGATCAGCGAACTAGCCGCACTTGCTGCTGGCGATCTAGCCGCCGGTGACTTGCTCGCCGTTGTTGACAACAGCGCCAGTGAAACCAAGAAGATTACGGTTACTGACCTCGTCGGTAAAGCCACCACACTGATTGCTGACGCCACAATCCCTGGCGCCAAAATCCTGTTCAGCTCTGGCACGATCGCCGGTAGCGCCATTGCAACAAGCGGTATCAGTGCCACGCAGCTTGGTAGTGGAGCGGTTACCGCAGCCAAACTTGCCAACGAGTCGACTGTTGACCTCGTTACCACACTGCCGGCATCAGGCGCTTTTACGGGGCAACTGGCACTTGATACCGACGATCTGAAGATCTACTGCTGGGACGGCAGCATCTGGCGCAGCATTAAAGCGGCCGGCTCCATTAACACCGTTATCGGTGACACTGCTGGCATCGTCAATCTGACCGTCACCACCAGCGGCGATCAGGTCACGATCACCACGTCGCTCGACAACACTGCAGCGGCTGCCCAGTTCTTGGCTGGCCCTGCCGCCAACGCTGGCGCCGTTACGTATCGGACCATCACGGGTGATGACCTGCCTACAGCCACATCACTTGCT